TCCACCACCGCTTAGTCCAGTTCCTGCTGTGACTCCAGTAATATCTCCTGTAGTTGGAGTAGCCCATGCTGGATTCGCTCCAGAACCTCCAGTAGTAAGGACATCGCCTGATGTTCCAAATCCTAACCTAGCAGGTGCGCCTGATGCGCCGTAATAAAGAATGTCGCCCTGCGTACCATCCTCTAACTTAGCAAGCGTTACTGAGTTATCAGCTACAGTTACTGGTTGCCATGCAACCCCATTATCAGCAGCAGCTAAGGCTGTTAGTGCATAACCATCAGTACCGGGATAGGTTGAGTCTGCTATCTTATAGGCTGTTTCTGAGGCTACTGTATTGTAAACAAGAAGATCACCCTTCGTAGATAGCTTATCATCACCAACTATACTCACCATCTGCCATTCACCACCACCGGAAGTAGTATACTTCAGATACTGATCGTTTGTCGGTGCTGTGGAGCTAACAGACTTACCTTGTATGCCCGTAACCGTCAGTGCGCCAGTGCTTAGAAGAGTCGCATCCTTTGATAAGGTGTTAGTTGCAAAGCCTGTACCATCACCGATTAGAAGTTCAGTATTAGCTACCGCTACATCAGAAGGCGCACCAGATGAGTTAGCATCTCGCACCTTAACAGTATTCGCAGCCATGACAGCTAGCTTTGCATTAGTGACGTTACCATCCAGTATCTTAGCGGTTATAACCTTGTCAGCACCAATACTTGTAACACCAGCATTAGTAAGTGTAACATCACCAGTAATAGCTACAGGATTATAACTTGTCCCATCAGCAACTAACATATACGCATCCGTATTAGTTGCCATAATTATATCATCGCCTGATATTGTTATATCAGTTCCAACCGTTAATGCACCCGTAGTATCTAATGTAGTGAAATCTCCAGCAGCGGGAGTAGAGCCACCTATAACTGTCCCGTCTATTGTACCTGCATTTATATCAGCAGTGGTTGCCACTAAACTTGTAGTCGTTACAGCTGCTGGTGTAGCACCACCTATGACAGCACCATCAATAGTTCCTGCATTTATATCTACAGAGTTAGATGTCTCCGGGTCAACAGCTAAAGTAATCCACGCATCGTTAGCCTGATTCCTTATCTTCAGTACATTGTTGGTTGTGTCCAGCCATAGTAAGCCCATCGCTCTGGCTGCATGACCAGATGCGCTGGTGTCTACAGTAGGTGCAGACGATTTAGCTATAAGAACCTGTACTGCCTGATCTGGTCCTACACTATCCGTACCTACTGGGAAATTCTGTTTGAGAATTTTCTTGATAAGTTGCAGATGATCGTCACCTTCACTGACATTATCACTGGAAAGCGGATTCGTTTTAACGAGTGCGCTTATATAATTACCTGTTTCTAGTCCCATGCCTTATTCCTCAATAGTATCCAGAAGTATTCATTACTCTCATTTCAGAGCCTGAATGCCTGTCTTTGTCATCCTGCTGCTGTAGATCATTTATAACCTGACGTACCGCTCTCTCCCATAGTGGTATCCTTTCATCATTCATTAGGAATGGTTCGGCTTGAAGGAGCGTACCATATAAGTAAAGATCAGGCGCGTTTGTCATCAGCCAGTTTGTTGGTGCAGCATCACTGAGTGCATCGAATGCCTTATAATAAGTTATACTATAAGCATACGCACTGTCTGGTGTCGGACCGAAGAGTATATTATCACCAACTATAGTGTAACTGTTTGGTTTACCACTGGTACTGCCAGCCCTTATCCTGTACATTATCTCTGGGGTAATGTATGCTAGAGAGACTACAGGAGTAGTCGTGAGATGTATTTCACGCATCTGGAGATAACCAGTAGGGAGTGCATCTTCCTTTGATCCGCTGGGTGTAGTGTCAGCTGCGGTAGTTTCCATAGCACGAATACGCAACACTCTGTTGAATGTCGCTTCTGCCAAAGCTATGAACTCTGTTATCCTATTCGTCAGATCATCCCTGTCTAACCAGTTGGCAGCAGCAGTCTGAAGTTCACTATATGTTGAAATAGCCATTTAATCTCTCTTAGTGTAAAGCTAAGTATCCATAACGCTGGGGATACGATGGGTACATTACCCCTAAAGGGATACCCTCTCCATGAAACTTTGCTAGTGGAGATTCAGGTGGGATATAGACTTCGATTCCTCTGCCACGGGCAAACCCGATAAGATATTCCATGTTCGGTCGTTGGTAGGCAAACTCGGAGATATAAGATGGGTCACCAGGAGTAGGTTCGATATCAGCCATATCTACTCCCCAGATGCCAATCTTCCTTGCTCCTTCAGCTATTGCCAGACCCATAAGATAGGATATGGATGAGTTAAAATAATCCAGACCAAGCTGTTCCACTACCCGTTCAATAGGATATCTTATTGCATTGGGTATGTCATCGTAGGTAGTCTGCATGTACAGTGGAGCGTCCAGCGTTTTCAGTCGGTCCTCGTAACCCAGCCTCCGCCTCGCCTCTGGTTTTCGTAGAAGTTCAAGCGGATGGATTTCAAAGTACCTGTCAAAGTAAGGCCACCGATCCTCATCCCAAGGCAATCCCCATAACTCCCAGTTAGGGTCTTCGTATGGAGCGTCATCGTGGGTAGAACTAGATAAGCCCACAATAGCAACTTGTCTCATCTAGTCAGTTCAGTAATGTAACAAGTCGCTGTGCTTGTCCCTGTAATCGCTGAACACATATTGCCTCCTTCTACTTGAAACAAGTAAGGTGTTCCAGCTGCGATATAAGTTGAGGATGTCGTGGCAGGACGATCTGGATCAAAGGCAATAAAACAAGCAGCGGTTGTAGTTACCATAACTGTCTGTGTTTGCGCTCCAAATGCAGATGTTGCGGTTGAGCCACTGGATGTAGTTACAGATAACGTATGGGTCGTCCGGGGTCTAAAAACATTGCTAATGTCAGTCATATCTTTTACCTTATAGGTTAGTTGGGGCTACTTTGAAATACTTGTAATCGGGGTTATTAAGGTAAGCAGCCAAAAGTTTAGTGTCTTTTGCAACAGCACCGTTTGAATCCTTTAACCACTTCTCCCATACTGTAATGGGAATAGAGGCAGTATGATGCCACTCTCCCCTCTTACCGAGAGACAACTTATCTCCATATGCGTTGTACTTAGCCTTGTTTCCTTCAAGAATAGCATCAGCATTCTGTGTAGTTTTAAAGTTAAACGATGAATCACTTGAATCAAACTGTATTTCTGTACGGCGTACAGGATCGTTATCAAGAATATGCCTAGACATAACCCATGTTCCCCACTTTAGGTGCGCCATCGGCAGGATCGGCATCAACATAAGCCTTCCTTAACCACCCGGCAGCATCCGTTGGTTCTTTCGATTTAGATGTTTTAGGGGAAGACTTCTTCTCCTTTATTATCATCCTGTTTACAGCAGTTTCAATATCTTTATCTTTCATATGAAGTTAGGGGCGAGTTTCCCCGCCCCTTCCTTGTTAGCTTACTGATGCCAGAATACCGCTAGCTTTCTCGTTCTTAGAAACCAGCCCATACTCACCGAGAAGCATCTGCTTATCGGAGTCACCTGTTTTAGCAAGTGTGACAGTCTGGAAAGGTCTGAGCCAAGCAACGCCCCAGTAATCCATATCCAAGAAGAAAACATTAGCAGCAACTGAGCCAGGACCGTCAGCAGATAGGTTTCGATCTGGAACGATTTTAAACGTACCAAAGTCGGAAACATAAATGTCGACAGCTGCTATAGCTGTTGCACCGCCCTTACCAGAGACGGGGTTACGAGCCGGGATGCCAGGACCAGCACTAGATGATAGTCCAGAGATTGTCTGCTTTACGGCAGACGGGACTAACATAATATCTGGCTGTCCACCAGCATCATAGCATTCCTTAATGGTTGCTTTGATGTTGGCTTCCGTACAGGCAGCGGTCGATGTATTATTGACCATAGCTGTAGTACCTAACGAACCAGCAGCAGGTGAACCACTAGCACCACCCGCTACATGAGCGGTATTGATCCATGCAGGTACACCAGCGGTTGCCCTACCATTCGTAGCATCACCAGCAGCTTTAACGATATTCTGAGTGAGCATGACTTCCATGTCTCTCTTCATACGTTTGCCGAGTTTAGCTAACTGATAGGCTTGATGTTTGCCATGACCTGCGTAATCGACTGCATCGTCGGTTCCTGAAGTCTGGGCAATGTAACGACTTATCTGGGTGTAATTATCAAGTCGCGTAGGAAGCACTCTTGCCGTAGCAGAAGGTGAGTCATCGCCTTCCAACTGGCGATTAGCAGAACCTGCTGTTATGGTATCCGTTTGCCACTCAAACTTTGTGTTATCAGCACTCATTTTAGCGCAGCCGGATAGAAAGGGCGTATCCATAGGAGCGATATTATAAATCACGTCAGATAAATCTTCTCTTATCGCAACTGACGAATAAGTCAGTGACGTATTTGTGGCAATAGCCATGATTTATCTCCTTTATTGAGATTTAAATAAATCTTCCAGTAACGAAGCTGCGTCATCGACGTGGCCTGTAGTCTGGAGACGTTTCATTTTCTCTTTACGTTTGCTTGCACTAGC